TATAGTCTTGCCAAGCGATTGCACTACCGCACTGCGCGAGTGGGACCACAAGGCCGCTATATGGGTGATGGGTTTCGGGATTGTATCCAATGAGATACAGGAACGAATGATTAACTACAGCAAGTCAAAGCAGGCAATAGTGCTGCCCATGTTTAGCGATGATAGAATAGTTGGGTACCAATCCAGAAAATTTCCCGAGAGTGTGCCCAAGTATGTCACACACAAGTTAAAGGGTATAAGGCACTATGACGTTATAAAGTGCCATAGCAATTTAGCAGCGGGAACGCTTGCCATCTGCGAGGATTATATTTCGGCAGTGAAACTAGCGCGTTTCGCAGATGTTCTATGTTGCTATGGGACCAGCGTTGCTGTAAATCCCTCTACCCTGGCATGCTATAATAACGTGGTGCTATGGCTGGACCACGACAACCGGCAAGTAATCCGAAAGGAACTAGATGCTTTCTATTATATCAGGCAATTTTGCGATGCTTGCAGAATAGTCAAAACAGGTGACGCCAAGCGACAATCTAACGATGCTATAAAATCAGAATTAGGGATTATATGACGATTACCGAAAGTGTTCTATTAACGCTATCAAATAGCGATGATTATCGAGCCTTCAGGAAAGCATTAAAAAACGGAATGCTTCCTAAGGAATCCATGGACCTTATAAAGTTACTGGGGGATTATTATGCAGCTGAAGGATGTTCGGAAATTGATTGGAAAGGTTTTCACAATTGGATTCAGTTGCGGCATAGTAACCATGGGAGCATTGGGGAATTTAATGCAATCATGGGGCACTTCATTGAATCCGGTAATTGCAATGGGGATGCAAATGATAGTGTTTATCAGTTGCTATTGGATAGGGCTCGCGCTGTCGAACTCTCCGAAATTGCGTTAGACATAGCCGAGGGAGGCTCTACCTCGTGGGACGCTGTGAAAGATGCCCTAGAACGCTATATAAGCGATTCTAAGGCGCTTTCCAGGGCGATGAGTAGGACGGTGGCGGGTACAGAGGAAAACCTCCTAGAGACGCTCACAAGCGTAAAATCGAACACAGGCATGAAATGGTGCCTTCCGACCCTTGACAGGATGCTGGGAAGGCTGTCTAGTGAACTGGTGTTCGTGGCAGCACGCCCTGACGGCGGGAAGACTACGTTCCTCGCCCATAACGCTTGGAACTGGGCAAGTCAGACACCCGAGGGGAAGTGTGTGTTATGGTTCAACAATGAGGAAAGCATGACCAAGGTCCAGCGCCGCGTATGGTGCTCTGCCTTGGGGAAGCATGAATCCGAGATTCTGGAGGATATAAACGGTTCAAACCTTGAATACAGGAAAATAGTTCCAAACGGTCGAATTGTTTATATAGACGATGCAGATGATGTTTCCGTTGTAGAGGCTGCACTTAATAAATACAGCCCATCGGTTATTATCATGGACCAGTTATATAAAATCCGGGGAATGGAAACTAAAAGCAAGGAAGGCAATGACGCTGAACGATTCAGGGCATTATGTAACTGGGCAAGGGATATAGCCAAGCATGTAGCACCTGTAGTGGCTACTAATCAGCTGGATGGGTCAGCTGAAGGTGTTATGTACCCTACGATGAATATGCTCTACGGGTCAAAGACTGGTGCCCAGGGTGAAGCAGATATTATATTAACTATCGGGAGAATACCTTCAGAAAACGATAAGAGATTTATACATACTCCGAAGAATAAAGTTACTTCCTCTGATGAGCAGAGTATAGTAATTCTTGATAGATTCCGTGCCAGATACTACGATTATGCTGCTGGTAATGGTTACTGATATAGGAATATATTACTTATGATATATAATATAAATAATCTATATAATAATATATATAATAATTATAATATTATTGATATAGAAACTAACTTAATTACTAAAGAATTTAGTATATATAAACAATCACCTAAGTTTATACTTGGTGGTGTACTTCGTAAGGATTCTATATCCAGGCAATACAGGGATATTACCCAGTTCCGGGATGACATAATGGCTGGAGAGCGTGCTCTTGTAGGGCATAATATATCCTACGATATTATAGTTACTGCTTCCCAGGATAAACACTTCAGGGATTATGTTCTTAATAATCACAGGTTGTTTATCTGGGATACTGCAGTATGTGAATACATGCTTAGTGGTCAGACAAAGAAATATCCAAGCCTCAAAGACAGTGCTATTCACAATAACCTTCAAGTCTCAAAAGACGATGAAGTTAGTGAAATGATGAAGGCTGGTATTGACCCTGAGACTATTCTTGAGGTTAATCCTGAATTGCTGGAGAGATACCTTAACTCTGATTTACTGGTAACGGAGGCTTTATTCAGCACCCAGCTAGAAGTACTGAAGAGTTTCGGTAAAGCATTGCTTAACCTTATTCTGCAGCGCCAGTGGTTCCTGTTGAACACCATCCGCATGAGCATAACTGGGATGCCGTTTGACGTAGTGAGTGCAAAGGATGAGAGCGAAGTACTCTCTATTCAGGTTAAGGCTCTCAAGGACTCTATTGAGGCCACCATGGCAGAGGTTATCAATAGCCACACTAGCGGAAACCTGGTGCCGCAGGCTGAGGAAGACGATTACTTCCTGCACACCATGGAGGAACGCTCAATACAAGTAGAGCCTGCTAACTGCAACAGCAACCCACAGTTGCTTGCAGTGTTCTTTGGTGGTGATGTTGAAGTCTCGTGCAATGGCGTGACAGGTGTCTACAAGACTGGAGCGAGGAAGGGAGAGCCTAAGTACAAGACCGTCAGGTTCTCTCACAAGATTCCCGGCTTTCTGCCCTTCACCAGGACAAGCCTCGACGATGCTACGCTCTCTGAGATTGCCAAGGGCGATTACGGTAAGGCGAGCGAGTTGGCAAAGACTCTGCGGGAGTACCGCACGCTAACCAAGAAGCTAGGGACGTACTACGAGCCCTATATTGCTGCCTGCAAGGATGGACGTATCCATTGTGACTATAATCACACGGCTACGCCTACAGGACGAATAACAGCAAGCAAGCCTAATTTACAGAACGTGGAGGGTGACTAACATGAAAGACGTTAAGAAAAAAGAGTTCGTTGCATCTGATTCTTATGAGTACATTAACCCTGTCCTGAAGTTCGAGGAATTCGAGGATGAAGATAAATTCATAAACCTGTTCAAGGCTGCTTACGGCACAATGCCAGCTGTGTTCCATGTGACGCTTTATGAAGCCATGTCAGACGATGCCAAGGTTGAGGTGTGGGATGAGATGCTTGCTATGGCAATGTCAAAGAAACGAGTAAAGGTGAGCGTGAACTAAAATGTCGGACTTTAGCATCAAGAAGTTCTTCAAGCCTGAGCAGCCTTCTGACGAATCCACCGGGGAAAACTTCCTGGTGGAGATGGACTTCTCTCAGCTGGAAGTGTGCGGACTCGCAGAGATAACCAACGATACCGTGCTAAAGAACGAACTAGACAATGGTGTCGATATTCACACGGAGAACGCTAAGCTATGGCTAGGACGTAAACCTACTCCAGATGAGCGCAAGAAGGCTAAGGTGATGACTTTCCAACTCCAGTATGGTGCTGGAGCGTCCAAGATGGCACAGACGCTTGCTATACCTGAGAAGGAGGCTCAAGACTTTATAAAATCTTTTTACAAGAAGTACGAGGCTGTAAATGAGTTTCACAAGGCTTTGTCGGCGGCTAAGCGTATTGCTGAAGCCGACCCTGCTCGTCAGTACATCGCTTTTGACGATCCTGCTGGCAGGGTCTACAAGTTTGTAAAGACTGTAACAGAGGGAGGCCAGCCCTACTTCTCACTGACCCAGATGAAGAACTACCCCATACAGGGATTCTCAACAGGTGCAGTGGTACCGATAGTGGTAAACCTTATCCAAGACGACATACTGAAGACTTTCGAGGGTCAGCATGATTACCCCATACGAATAGTAAACACTATTCACGATTCTCTGGCCTTCGAGGTATACGGTGGCGATAACATAAAACTTCTTTTCAAGATTGTGGAGGATAGCTTTGTAAAATTCCCAAAGTATTTTGAAAGTCTTTTCGATTATGTATTGACAGTTAAATATAACTACGATATAAAGGTCGGAAAAACGTGGTCTGAAATGGAAAAGTTAACTCGATCTGAAGTTCAATCTATTATTTAAGGGTAATAAAATGCCAACTATCTCAGGTTCTGTAGAATCCAAGTCCCGTGACGGTAAATCCATCAAGGTCCAGGGCAACTGGTATTCGTGCTTCCTTCCGGTAATCATCGCTAACGCCAATGTAGGTGACGCGATTACCTTTGAGTACACGGAGAAGCCTTCTGCAGACGGTTCCCGAGTCTATAAGAACATCAAGGGCGTTCCTCAGATTAACGGCGGTGGCGGTGCCCCTTCAGCACCTGCTCACGCGCACTCAAACGGAGGACAGCCAGTGTCCAACAATCGCATCGAAGCCAAGCAGGGTGACGTTAAGGTCCACACCCAGCGTTCTATCGTGCGTAGCCATGCAGTGACTGCTGCCATTGCTATTGTGTCTGCCAACAAGACCCCTGAAGGGTTCACATGGGAAGATATCCTGAATATGGCTAAGAACGTGGAGGCGTACACTTCAGGTGACATGGACTTCTCCGGGGACCAGACCGAATGAAGGCTATCAAGAAGATTGAGAAACGCTTAGAGGACCGTGTTGCAGGGTATGAGGCTCTAAGGAATGCCAAGACCCGCAAGAAGGTCAACGAAGGCACTTACACTAAACCTGGCTCGATGAAGAAGAAAGGCGGGCTGTGAAGTCCCTCCTGATAGATGCGGACATAATTGCCTATCGGATAGGGTTCACTGCTCTCAAGTCATCTTGGGGCGAACAGTTAGCGGTATCTACCTTTCACAATACCATCACTGAAATATGTGACACATTGAATGGAACACCCTCGTTGTACTTTACAGGGAGAGGGCCTAGATACCGGGAGCAGTTTGCTAACGAGATACCGTACAAGCAATCCAGAGAGGGCAAGGAGCGCCCTCTTTTCTTGCCTGAGATGACAGAGTACGCATTCAACGCTTTCCCCTGCTGTGTGTCTAACTCGCAGTGGGGAGAAGCAGACGACCTGATAGCGTGTGCTGCGTACAAGTGTGCGTCTTTCGATGAGTATGTAGTAGTCACGATTGACAAAGACTTGAACATGATTCCGGGTAATCATTATAACCCGGTAAAGAAAGAGTCTTTCTTTATGAGTAAGGAAGACGCCTATATGTTCTTCTTCAAGCAACTGTTAGCGGGGGACAAGACTGACGATATACCTGGCATTAAAGGCATAGGATTAACCAGAGCTTCTAAAATACTAAAGGGCTGCAGTGATAGCCCAGAAAAGGCATTTGACCGTGTTCTTGACACTTACAGCAATCATTATTCAGACCTTTCTGAGGATGAGATAGCAACCATGATTTACAACAGAGCTAATCTTTTATGGCTCAGGAGGACGCATGAGGAAGTCTGGACTCCCCCAATACCTGAATAGCCAGATTCCACCCAAGAAGTACAGGACAAGAATTAAGAGTAAAGGCAGGTTCAGGTCAAAGTTCGAAAAAGACTTTGCAAACTACCTGAACAAAAGCAAGGTAACTTGGCAGTACGAAGTAGATAAATACCTGTACTATCTCCCGATGCTTAACAAGATGCTCTGTCCTACTTGTGGACTGGTTAAGGGACTGATAGAAAGAAAGTACACTCCAGACTTCACGCTGAAGAACGGAGTGCGTATAGAGTGCAAAGGACTCTTTAGTGCGAAGGACAGGGTAAAGATGAGAGCAGTGCTCAAACAGAACCCTGACCTGGACGTTAGACTTGTATTTATGCGTGATAATGTTATAAAGGAATTAGCCGAGAAAATTACTTACACACAGTGGTGTGCAAAGTACAACATCAAGGCGTGTGTGTTTCCTTATGTTCCTGAAGACTGGATTATTTCAAAACACAAAAAGGCAAAGAAAGATGAAAATCAAACCTGAATGTGAAGCGTCTGTAAATGTCTCATACAAGGAAGACGGATATTCTTACTACGATGTAGAGGTAAAAACCACCGCTACTGCGTCCATTGACTACCCGGACATTGATTTTATCGTTCTTACAGAACTGCGAGATGCCCTGCAAAGGATTTCTGTCTTTGGTGACGCCGACTCTTTTGGAACAAGCAAGGTGTCTTTCAAGGACGCACTTACTGTCATGGTTAATTACTATGAGAGCATTGTTTATGACGACTAGGGATAAGCAGCTGGAAGACTGGTACTCCAACCGTCAAGTAAAACTTGTCAGTTGCACTGCTCCTACTGAGGAAGTAAAAAAGCACGCTATCTTCAACGCGGAGCACATGATTGCGTACTGTGCTCGTGTCTCTAATCCTGACAACCAGGGTAACGTAGAGACAACTGAGAGGCTGCTGAACTACCTGATTAAGCATAAGCACTGGTCCCCGTTCGAGATGGTGAATGCATGTATCGAGATTAGGACCACCCGTGACATTGCTAGGCAGATTCTGCGGCACAGGTCGTTCTCTTTCCAAGAGTTTAGCCAGCGTTATGCTGACCCGACCAAAGACCTCAAATTCATCTACCGGGAGGCTCGTCTTCAGGATAAAACCAACCGGCAGAACTCTTTGGCTACCGATAACAAGTCTCTACAGGACCAGTGGACTTGGCAGCAGGAGCTTGTAGAGAAGGTTTGCAGAGGAGTCTATGACTGGGCTATCGAAGCAGGTATAGCAAAAGAGGTAGCCAGGTCTGTCCTGCCGGAAGGCATGATGGAGTCTGTCTTGTACGTCAACGGGAGTATCCGTTCTTGGATACACTACCTTGAACTCCGCACAGACAAGTCTACACAGAAGGAGCACAGGCTCGTTGCTGAAGGCTGCTTGCGTGAACTCTCCAAGGTAATTCCCTCACTACTGAATAAGCAAATATATGCCGCAGCCTAACAAGAAAATAAAAGTCACTGTCATTGGTGACGCACACGTTGAGCTCCACCAGAGTCTCAGAAGGTTTGTATGGCTAGGGCACCACCTTAACGAATCCCCACCTGATTACTTGGTGTGGATAGGCGACTTCTTGACCCTAGAGTCCCTCAGTGCTTGGGACAAAGACAAGCGTCTTCTCATGGAAGGACGCAGATACCAACAAGAAATACAGGCTGGAGTAGTAGCTCTCAATGCCACTGAGATTTTTCAAAGTAAACACAAATGGAAGACTATATTTCTTGAGGGTAATCACGAGAACAGGCTTACCCGATACATTGAGAAAAACGCAGAACTGGAAAACGCACTAGGTGTTAGAAAAGACCTTGGAATCGACGCAAGAGGATACAAGTGGATACCCTACAAGTCCTACTGGGAACTGCAAGGAGTCCACTTCACGCATGTCCCATTCGGAAAGATGCGAGAGATTACTGGAAAAGACATTTGTTCAAAGGCTGAAGCAGTCACCACAACCAGTGTCGTATTCGGACATACTCACGAACTACATACATCATGCGTACATAAGCACGGAATGAAGCACCTGCAACAAATCCTGAACGTAGGTTGTTTCTTCGAGCAGAATTCCGATTACATTCAAGGCAAGATGACTAACTACTGGAAAGGGATTGTTGAACTAGACATATACGACTTTGGACGGTTCGACATTAAAACTATAAGTATGGGGAACCTGGAGAGAGTATATGGTAAAAAGAAAGTTTCTATCTGAAGAAGAGAAGGCTTTGCTGGTTGACAGGTATGACCCTGACACTATCATAGACTTCCTTGGCCTCGACACAGAAGAACTCGTAGAACTTCTTGAAGAAGTTATTGTTGACAACCTTCACAAGTTTGATATTGGAACTGACTACGATGACCCTGAAGAAGAACAAGACTCCGAAGAAAGCTATGTACCAGGAGTTATTGGAAAAGGATTTTATACTCTCGAAGAACTGTTTGACGAAGACGATTAAAGACAAGTTTCGTATGGAACGTAGAATCACCAAGAGAATGATTAAGGAAATGGTAGACGACTATGAGGGATATTGATAAGTACCTTGGGAAGGTTAGCGAATTTGCTATCTACCCGGAAAAAGAGACTGGCAGCGAAAACGAGCTAATGTACTTGGCTCTTGGTGTTGCAAGTGAAGCAGGGGAAATTGCAGGAAAGATTAAGAAACTCTATAGAGATGACGTTCTTTCTAAGGCAGCTTTGTTGTCTGAAATAGGAGACGTATTCTGGTACCTTGTAATGCTCTGCAACGCTATTGACATGGCTCCTAGCGACGCATTGCAGGATAACTATGAGAAGTTGAGTAAACGAGCCTTGAATAACACCATAGCAGGTGAAGGCGACCACCGTTAACATTGGAGAATTACTATGCCACTAACTAAAAAAGGTAAGAAAGTTAAGTCTGCCATGATGAAGGAGTACGGAGAGAAGAAGGGTGAAGAAGTCTTCTACGCTTCTGAAAACAAGGGCACTATCAAGGGTGTCACCAAGAAGAAGCCTAGCAAGAAGAAGTAATTATGTGGCTAATGCTCCTAATCGTCCTGGGCCCGTCCAGCTACTCCCTGGACGCCCCTATGGAAGTAGATAAAGTATTTGCCTTGCCGAAGATTTATATGACTGAAGCTGCCTGTCTGAACGACACCATAGACAGAGAAGACCCGGCTAACATTGTGTACGATTGCATTGAAATAAAAAGGGAACAACGGTGAACAAAGACCCATTCAGAACAGACATTGGGCGTAACGTGTTTTACAACAAGTACGCTCACGGAGGTAATGACACTTGGCACAACCTGTGTATTCGGTTGGTCGATGACGTTTGCGGAACGCTTAACGGAACTGCCCACCCTCTGCTAAGCAAAGGTGAGAGGGAGCATCTGGTCCAGTACATTAGCGATATGAAATTCATTCCTGGGGGGCGTTACCTGTACTACGCAGGCAGGCCATTGCACGCTTGGAACAACTGCTTCTTGCTCAAGGTAGAGGAAGACTCTCGTGAAGAATGGTCTGAAGTCCTTTGGAGAGCTAACCGCTGTCTTATGCTGGGTGGTGGTATTGGCCTCGATTATTCAGTGCTTCGTCCCAGAGGCCGTGCCCTTAGCCGCACTGGTGGCGTATCTTCTGGCCCTATTCCTCTTATGCAGATGGTCAATGAAGTAGGCCGTCATGTCATGCAAGGAGGCTCCCGCCGCTCTGCTATCTATGCCAGCCTCAACTGGGCACACGAAGACATTGGTGAGTTCCTGTCCATCAAGAACTGGGAGAACATTCCTGTCAAGGATACCAACCTTGCAGAGGTTAAGAAGTCAGACTTCAACTTCCCTTGCCCATTGGACATGACCAACATCAGCCTCAACTACGACGACGCTTGGTTGAACAAGACTGACCGTCATCTTGATAGCACGTTCCTCGCTAACTGCAGCCAAGCTATGCGCACCGGGGAACCTGGATTTAGCTTTAACTTTGGAACTAAGCAGAATGAGACGCTTCGTAACGCTTGCACGGAAGTTACGTCTGAAGACGATAGTGACGTTTGTAATCTTGGCTCGCTCAATCTGGGCAATATCACTAGTCTGGAGGAACTCAAGGACGTTACGAACCTTGCCTCCAAGTTCCTTGTATGTGGAACAGTCCGGGCGGATTTACCTTATGACAAAGTTAAGCAGGTACGAGAAAAGAATCGTAGACTGGGACTGGGACTTATGGGCATCCACGAATGGCTACTGAAGCGTAACTACGGTTACGAGGTAGTGCCCGAGCTTAAGAACTGGCTGGGAGTCTACAAGTCAGAATCAGAGAAGGCTGCTAACGAGCACTGCGACAGGCTGTATCTCAGCCGTCCTGTGGCGTACAGAGCCATTGCCCCTACTGGTACCATTGGTCTTATTGCTGGAACCACCACAGGCATCGAGCCGCTGTTTGCTGTAGCTTACAAGCGTCGCTACCTGGTGGAAGGTACTCGATGGAAGTACGAGTACGTTGTTGATAGGATTGCAGACAGCCTTATCAAGGAACACGGAATCGACCCTTCCAAGATTGAAACCGCCTACTCTATGAGCACCCAATATGAAAAACGAATCAAGTTCCAAGCCGACATTCAAGATTACGTTGACATGTCCATTAGTTCGACCATCAATCTTCCCAGCTGGGGGTCCGACAAGAATAACGAAAACCGAGTTAGAGAGTTTGCTAAGGTTCTTGCTGAGTACGCTCCCCGGCTCCGAGGATTTACTTGTTATCCAGATGGAAGTCGAGGAGGACAACCCATCACAGAAGTCTCTTACGAAGATGCAATCACGCACAAAGGAGTCATCTATGAAGAAAACGACTCTTGTGCAGGAGGAGTCTGCGGGGTATAGCCCTAGCGGAAGGGTTACTTCATCCAGCAGAGACTACTGGAGAGTCATTCTATGACAGACAAGCAGTTCGATGTTGTAAACCGTCCGAAGCACTACAACAACCACCCCTCTGGGGTGGAATGTATTGATATCGTAGAAAGCATGGATTACAATATCGGGGTAGCCGTTGCCTACCTTTGGCGTTACAAAGATAAGAACGGCGTAGAAGACCTGAGAAAGGCCGTGTGGCACATCAATCGTGAAATCAAGAGGATTGTTAAAGATGCGTAAGACTATCAAGGACTCTATCTTGGCTGTCCTGAAGCGTAACTCGAAGGCTCTTACCCCGGCAGAGATTGCCAAGAAGGGTAAGCTGAACTACAACAGTGTTCGTCGAGCAGTGCGAGAACTCCTGAGCAACTACTCAGTGAACACAGTTGATGGTAAGTACTGGTTGGGGCTAACCCGACCATTGAACACCATCTAAAAAGATTAGCCCCCGTAATGGGGGCTTTTCTTTAGTGGCATCCTTATCCATTTCAGAACTTCGTTAGGGTTATTTTCCCTCCAAGTAGGAGTAATGATTCCCGTCCGGCCTTTTGAATCGACCGCCCCAGGTACCACCGATACTCTCCCACCACTCTCCAAGTTCGCGATGGTCTTCCGTGTCACTTAACCACTCCCCATTCTTGAACAGGTTTAGGTCAATAGCCAGTTTCCTAGTGTGAAACGAATTACGACTTCCTTTGCCTTCCTCTGCGTACTTATCTGCTACCCATTGAGGACGAAATGCTTCTCCTAGAGTTATCTCGTACCCCAGCTCATAAGCCTTCAATATAAGCTGCGCTACCATCTTAGCGAACTGAGACTGTTTCTGGCGTTCAGTCATATATTCCTCACCATTTAACTTTGTCTGCCCAGTAGGCAGCACTCATCTTTCCTTTTGCAATGTTGGATGCGTGTCTAGCCTTGAACGCCTTGTTCCTGGCAGAGCCTTCTGGGGAGCCTTGCACCCCCTGCTGCCCGAAACGGATAGTCTTTACCTGCTCTCCAGACTTAGCCACAACGACATGGGACTTCGTTGGGTGACTAGGAGTACGCTTAGGCTTGTTGTAGCCGCTTACTCCAGCCCTAGCCAATCGTGGGTCTTTAGCAGTAGCCATGATTACTTACCCTTCTTTAGACACTTCCCTGCAGCCTTGCACTTGCTAGGCGTAGGACAACCAGCACACGGTTTGAACGCTTTCTTTGTAGCCATTACTTTTTACCTCTCTTTACAGTTTTAGACGAAGCCCTAAATGCGGCAGCTGTGGGAGCACCTTTACTCCCCGGCTTTCGCATACTCTCGTTTGAGCCAGCTTTAATCCTGGCTCGTTTCCTATGGATATTAGCGTACAGTCCTTCTTTCATTGCTTTCCTCTTTTCTCGAAAGTCCTAGCACCAGTGTACCCAAGATACCCGGCACTAAATGTCCACCACAGAGCCTCTGGGATAGCCTCAAAGCCTAGCTTTACATTAGCAAAGAAGGAGGACATTCCTTCTGGATTAGTGATACCAACCAAAGGTGCCAGTACTACCAGCGCCAACAGTATGAAGTAGAACACATACAAGAAGCTGGGCCTAGCCCTGGAAGTCCAAGGGTCAGCACTAGCGGCTTCCGTCTTTATCGCTGAGAGGGCTGTATCCAACTCCCTGAAAGACCCATCTATCTTCAACTTCTCTAACTCTAGTAGAGCCTGCGCTTTTTGTACCGGGTCAGGCCATGCCCTATCAATCACCTTGCCTACTACACCCGCAATGACTTCACCTATCATTTTAGAGCCTTCAGTGCTGCTTGTTTAGAGGAAATTTTTTTCTGCAAGTTTGAGAACTTCTCGGTCCCCTCGTCTGCATACTTTAACCTAAGCATCAAGTCGTCAATTTCGTACCCTAGCTCTATTTTCTGAACGAGGTTATTAAGCCCTGCTGCTCCAGCAAGACCTTCCAGAGTACCAAAAAGACCTTGACCATAATTCTCCCAAGATGCTCCACTTCTGCTTTTAGAAACATCTAGTTCAGGAATTCTTTCCCCTAGCCATTTTTGAAATGGTTTTGGCGTTGTTTTAAGGCCCTCGTACACAGTGTTTAAGGCCGTTCCTGAAAGAATCCCCGCTAAAGGAGATAACGCAGCTAATTGCCTTGTGTATGCCCGGTGTTCATACGGAGCTAACTGCTTCTGTATACCAACTGTTTCTGGTATATCTCTAAGCGCGTGTAGCTGAGTCCAAGAAGCAGTAGACAAGTCATTTCCTAACAACCCACCGGCAATCTCATTAGCTCTTGCAGCGGGAACTCCTTGCTGCGTAAGCAGACTTACCAGTTCGTTTGAAGGCATTCCAAACGCACCGCCTTCCTTGAACCTAGCCAATTCATCAAACATTGAATTAGCCATGAGACTTACTGCTGCTCTTCTTCAGGAGGAATGTTACTGAACGCTCCAACAGTTGCAGGGAAAGCCATGCGAGGGTTAATACCCAAAGCCGTGTAGTCAGGGATACCGGCAGAAGCCTGCCCTCTTTTTGAAAGAAGGTATGCTTCAGTTGCTTTCCTCAAAGGACTCGCAGCTGTCTGACCTGCTAGTAGTGCTCCACCTGCGACAATCGCCCCTGCACTCGGGTCAAGTCCAAGTTTAGCCGCAGCCGCTCCACCTAGAGCCGCCCCAGCCGCATATGAGTATTTACCAAGTCCTTTTTTACCTTCTTTCGTAGGTTTGTAAACATTACCAAATTTACCTGCTTTTGCTAAATCACCTGTAATGTAGTCTCCTCTTTGTATAGCACGCGCTAGTTCATCCATCTGGACATTTTCAGAGCCCTTTAGCAGTGAGTCTTCGACCACATGAGATACCGCAATGTTTTTACGGGACTGTCTGAATCTATCAATAATCTGCTGTGCTTTTTGAGCACCCTGCGGTGTAGTCGAATAGTCACGCAGAAGCTGACGCTCCATAAGACCCTCAAGAGCGTCTGCAAGTTCTTTTTGTGCTACACCAAGATTGTATGTATCTGCGTTTTCAGTGCTTTGTCTGTTACGATTAGCATCGCTTCTTAGTGCTTTTATATTTTGCATTAAATAGTCAGGCTCAAATGGAGGCGCATTTTTTTTAGTAAACCTTCCTCCTCTTGTATGTATGTTATTTACAATAGAATCTAGTTGGTTAGCCTTAACATTAGAACTTGCATATATCCCGTTAATAGTATTCAAATAATCTTGGTCTAGCTTAATTTGAGAAATTCCCTTAAACGGAGCGTACCCTCTGTTGTACTCGTTTTGCCTGTACTCCTTTAAGTTATCCACACTCAAAGATTTATTAGGCTTAAAGCCAGGTAGACCATCTCTTGCTACTTTGTTAAGAACATTTTGGTTGGTATCTTCTATAAGTTTTAGCATAGAGTCTTGTCCAGCAAACCTAGCTGTTGCTCCTTCAGGCAGAACAAGAAACCCTAGCTCTTTAGCCTCATTCAGCGTTTTGTTGTATTCCTGAGCTTTGAACTGCGCTTCTGCTCTAGCTGCATTTAGCGCAGGCGCACGGCTCGCTGCCACAGGTGCTGCTACAGAGGTAGCCAAACCTAGATACTCGTTTCCTGTGGCTTCTGTGACTGCTTGCCCAGCAGCTGCTGCGCCTCCTGCGGTAACAGTATCCTTAAAGAACTGTTTAGCCAAAGCCTTACCTGCACCGCTTGGCCCCCCTCCCATAATCGCCCCAGATGCACCCTCAAGGGCAGCACTAGTTATCCGCTGCGCTGGAGTCATGTTAGGCATCTCTTGTATAACACCTAGATTCGTCAAAATATCATAAGCTGGGGTACTAGGCGCGGTTACTTCTGGCATATATTCCGTAGGAAGACCAAGCTCGTTAACAGCAACTCCATACCCCATCTTAGCTAGGTTAATTGCGTTTGGTATTGCGTTTACTGTAGCGTCAATAGTACCTGCAGCTGCTCTAGGAAACGCTTGCAGAACAACATCTGTCCACGCAGGAGGCTGCGTTTCTGCGGGAGTTTGTTCAGTAGTCCTCATATTAGGGATAGCCGCACCAGGCTGCATTGTGGCACTAGGAGTCGTAGGCGTACTTTGTTTTGCAAGCTCGTATGCCTTTGAGACTGTCTCAAACTCTTTAGTACCCTTTTTATCTTTATTAGCGACTATCCATGCCGCGTATTCAGCAGCAGATGCCATACTATTTACCCCCACTTATAATTTCGTCAGCCTGACGAAGAATGTCTACTCCAGGCTCAATATCGAGAGTAGAAAGCCAATTGTTGTAGTGCGTTTCGACTTTCTTTAGCTGTGACTGCAAGTCTTCAGCTGTAGTAAGCTGGTCAAGGTTAGCAGAAGCAGCCTGCAAAAATTCTAGTTCTTTCACTGCAACCTGACCGAGGGCTCCTCCGGTAGGCGACATCTCTCGCATCGCTTGAAGGCGGTCAAACCCAAGGTTAGCTTTTATAGTAGTAAGTTTATTAGCAAGCGCCCTTGCTTTCGTAGCAGGAAGTTCTTTAAGAGCGCCACTCCAACCCGTAGTTTGGAGATTTACAAGATTCATTGCTGCATAAACATCGCCCAGAACCTCTTTAGCGTTATTCGCTGCAATAGCCGCTATTTTAGCTTCCCTGTTTCTTTTTTCTGACCCCATTTCTTTTCCGTCAATCTTAATAGGAGTTCCAGTACCAGTTTTAGGGTCTATTCTATAAGCTGTACCATCAATTACTCTAATTTCACTTCCATCTTCTACGTCCTTGTCAGAAGCAATTAGTTTTGAATCACCTGTTTCATTATTCACGCGATACAAATCACTACCAACTTTTTGAAAGCCGTATCTTTTACCAGCTGCTTTTTTGTTTTCAGAAGACAAAGGAACTGCTCCACCCTCAAGAGCAGTTTTTACCTCAGGAGAGCCTCTCTCTCCCTCCATTACAGAACCGTCAGGAAGTCTATAGTAGTCGAAAGACGGTTTAGAAGCCGTCGGTGGTTTAAGAGCCTGAAGTTCAGTCAAAGCCTGAGAGCGAACCTGATTAGCTTCGTCCACTAACCCGCGCTTCATAAGAGAAGTAAACGCGCTGTTGTAATACTCCATCGGGTTAGCTTCCAAGCTAACGCCTGCCCCCGCTACCTCTTGGCGGGCTTCGTCTAGCAGCAAAGCCCTCTGCATACGAGGGTCACGGAAACCTCCCAAGCCGCCTTCAATAAGAGGCTTGAGGCTTCTTTCTTGCACAGCAGCGCTAATTCGAGGTCCTAGCTCTCTTAGGTTCTGGTTAGCCACTGCAAAGTTAATATCCCCTGCATAGTACGGCTTATTCTGCGGAAGCTGTTGCATACGCTCCTGCTCAAGCGCAAGTGCAGTCTCTTGTGGGCTCAGCCCGAAGAAAGAAGGATTAGCCATTGTTTAAGATCCCCAAATCATTCCAGGGTTTCCGCCAAAGGCAGACCCTGCATTTCTAGTAAGGCTTCCGCCACCCCCGCCTCCGCCGAAGCCACCGCCACTAAACCCACCGAGGATACTATCCCCAATAGCTCCGATAGAGCCCCAGAAGTTAGAGGTACGGTTAGCGGCAGCATTGCCTGCGCCTACCAAAAACTCTCCCGCTCTAGCTGCTGCTTGTGACCTAGCTGCTCCAAGATTTCCGCCAAGCTGACCAAACTGAAGCGGAGCAAGTGCCGTACCCTGAGCGCCTGTCAGAGCATTGGTGTACAGGTTGAATAGGCGATTCTGCTCTTGACCACCCGCGTGCTGCGCCTGAAGACGCAACAACTGGTCATTCAGGTCCTGCTGGTTCTGATAAGAGTACAGAGAGGCTTCACCAGGCGTGCTTCCCCACTGCCCAGAGCTATACAGGTCTTGCAGAATGTTCTGGTTACGCATAGCCTGCTCAGGAGCCTGGTACGCTGTAAGCGTCTGGTACATGTTCTGGGCGTAGTTCTGCGGATTGAACTGCTGGTATGCTCCATACGCTCCCTGAGCCATTCCTAGCTGGTTCTCTAACTGAGCTTGAAACTCAGGGCTCAAACTAGTGGAGAGAGCTCCTCCGCTAAACTTAGCACTCCCTAGTGGGTTGGTTACATCGTATGGCTTGAACTCAGCCATTGCGGCTGCGTCTCTATAAGCCTGTTCTTGTTTCTTTGAGGCAGCCGAACCGCCAAACAAGTTTGCAATACCGCTAAAAAGTCCCATATTATTTATCTCGCTCTCTTTCGATTACTCTATCCAGTTTGTCTTCTATCCTTTGCAATCTGCTTGAAAGCTGGTCAAACAGTTGTGCAGTTCTTACCTGCTGGCTGTCTAGCATCTCTTTCTGAAAAGCTACTTGCGCCTCGACAGAAGTAATCCTGTTGTCTATTTTATTACCCCAACTTATCAATCCAATTGCAAGAGTTACGGTAGCTGCTAGGTGTGATAAGTTGACTTCTCTTTTTAAGTGCCACCCTTCCACAGAGTTCACCAGTCAATAGCCATTATTTCTTCCTTGGTAGCACAAGAGGCAATCGCGTCCTTGAGTTGCCGAGCTTTGAAGTGAGCCGCTTGTACTTTCTGGAATACAGCAGCCCCTAGTCCAATAAGCTGCACGACCGTCAAGTCTCTGTCTACATTGGTAGCGTCTCTCCAAGAAATAGTGCTGGGAGGAGTGAGTCCTGCGTCAGGAGCAGACTTAATAAATGCTACAGCAGCAGTAATGTTATCAATGCTCTTAGAGTCCGTGTCGAAACTCCAACCGTTAAAATCTACTCCTGAAGCAATGTCTTGCTCTCGCTTTCCGTTAATGTAGTTCTGCCTAATAACTTTGACTTTCTCTAGAATTTCACTGTCAGTCTCTTTACGGATAGAAACACCGTCTTCATCCAAGATGTACCCAACAGGTTCGTAGTCAACTTCTGTTTCACCTTGAATAGGTGACTCGTTGAAGTCCAGTCTGCGGTAAGCAACAGGCTCCTTTACTTTAACTCCTCTCCACACCCACTTTAGTTCACTCTCAAGTGTGAAGTATCCGTTGCTATTAGCAAGGTTCTCAATAAGCACGTTATCGCAGAAAGGAGCAGGGACATCTACAGTAGTTCTGTGTGCTTCAACTTCTGCTTTGAATGCAGTGACTGCAGCTTCCAGCGCTTCCCTGGTACCTGACCATTGTTCGTTAGTTACGTTAATCATATTGTGTCTCTATTAAATCTTAATAAAGTAGCCGACAACTGCCGTAGGCTGCATCAAGTTAAAAGCTGTACCAGAACCAACTGAGCTACTTCTACCTACAGTCGGAGTAGAACTGGTTCCAGCTATAGTATAGGCATAATCTGAAGCTGGAATAGCACCTGATCTTGTAGGGTAAGTGGATGAAGTAACACTATTTACTGTTTCTGTGTCAGTGTTAAAAGATAAATGGTAGTGAGAAGGTAGTTCCGCTTGAGCGAGGGTTTTAGTTTCTGCACCTCCAGTAGAACCAACAGTAATACCAGGAGAACCTGTGCCAGCAGTACCGTTCTTGCCAATCATAGTCCTACGGCGAAGGTCAGGGAGCGTAAACGTGGTTGTCCCGTCTCCCGCTCCCCAAGTAACCCCTACAGCACTAAAAAGACTCGCGTAGGTTGTCCTAGATACATTAGCTCCATTGCATTCAAGGTACCCAGAAGGAGTAGTGGTCCCTGCGTATGCTATGATTGAACCAGTAAGAGCCGGTGTAGACAAACTACTGATAGTGGTCTTTTTATAAAGACCTGTAGATACATCGTAAAACACAGTAGTGTCGTTTGTCTGGTCAGGGGATTCCTGAGAAAACGTACTGAACTTATCCAGTTTAGAACTAATAGCAGAAGCTACTAGTCCAAGTTCCGTATCTACGTCTGCCCCAAGAATCCTTTTTGCAGGATTACCTGACGGCAAACTGTCTTTAGCTCCAAAACTAATTGTTTGACTATAATCACTCATCTGGACAACCTTCCTTTTTTAAGGAATAAATCAATTTTTTGAAGTGCAATTTCGTATCCATTTACTACATAACTAATCCCTACTCGGATATACTCCCCAAACCTTGACAGGTTATATCTAGTGGTATACAAAATCTTGTTGTTACTGTTCCATTCGTCTTCACCCCACTCAGAAGTAGAAGAACCCCACTCTACCAACTCAGTAGCAGAAGAAACTGAAGCAGACTCTGTTTTGTTTGACTCCTCAAAGTCAAATGCCCAGTTAAAGTTTACATTGTAGGCACCGCCTCCGATTGTAATAACTGAAGCACTCTTTGGTATCTTATAAAACGTACCAGGCTGATTACCTTGGAGGTTAATCCAAGGAGACTTGTAAGTAAATGTATAAGTTGAAGTGTTATCCAAGTAACCTTGGTAACGTCCTATAACTCCATCTCCGTTAGTATCTCTGAACCCTCCATACATTACCTCGTCTCTGCCATACACAATCGCTGAGCACCTTCCAAAACCAGTCCACTGGCTTATTCGCACACCTTCGTAGGTTGCGCCTTGCGTTGTGGAAGAACCAAGGTTCTTTACATCTAAACAGTATATAGTGGAGTACGAGGCTTGTGGAAAGGTAATAAGATAGATACCTTCTTTCTGGTTGTAGCAAGCCTTTACTTCGTCTCCGTGTCCAGCAGTGTATATAAGCAGTACGTCACGGATAGCTGCCGTAACATCTTCAAGAGGAGCCTTTGTGGTAAGGATAGTTCTACGGAGAGACCGGATACCCGTCTCACTCATAAACAGAATATCATTACCAATATTTACGATAGAGTCTCTAGCTGTACACCCTACACCCTCGATTGTGTCCACAAGAAATGCAGTGAGTGGGCTTACAGCAGACGCGCTCTGCGGTGAGTCGTAAATAAGAATGTTATGCCTACCAAAAACGATTAACTGGTCTTGAAGTACACCCATCCCCGTAATGTAGTCAGAGCCATTAGGCCAGTAAGCCTGGGTCTGGAATCTCCCTCCACCGTCAGAGTCATCCCACTTTGTATGGTCAAGCAACTTAGAGTAATGGAACGTCTGTCCATCAGAGTCTGACGCCCATACCCTACCAAACGCCGCTATAGCAACTCCACCTCTCAAATCTCCTACGCTTGGAGCCGTGTATCCGGCTACTGATGACAAGTCTTGAAAAGCGCCGTTTACAGAGGCATCGGCTACGCAAGGGTCATGACTATCCTGAAACCCAATTACATACTGCCTATTAAAGTTTACAAACTTCCAGTTGCTTGCTGTGGGTGTAGTAATTGTTCCCGTTTTGTTTGTAAGAGTAGCTGCCCCCACATAAATCTTATTGTTAGCCGCAGAATAAAGCCTCGTGTTAGAGGCTGTCTCGTATGCGTGCAGTGCCCTGAAAGCGTGACTCCCAGGAGTACCTGAGGTAGTCATCTTTATCCATCCTTGTCGAGCAGTAATTCGGCTGTTAAGATCGAATACTGCGTTTTCAAGAACAGTAGCCCAACCCACATCAAGATTTGAGCTAGAAGTCTGACTATTATACCCCTTGAATCCTGGGTTATTTATTGTAAGAGGAACTAGTTGTGTCGTCATCTTAGTCTGCGTACCAAGTAGTGTTTCTGTGGCCTAGTTTCTCGTCTCGTGAAATAGTGTCTGAAAGGGCTTTCTGGTACTCTGCCATTGCAAAGTTATAGTTCTGACCCCCGTCTTCTCCTCGCTCACCCAGCGCTTTAGCGTAAGCAAGGGCTACAATAGGACGAATAGGGCCTTTGATATAAGTGTTCTCGTCTACCGCAATGTCCAAGTAGCGCTGCCTTATGCGGGCGTACACACGAATAGTTTCTCCTGCCGTATTGTTGTTAAGTAGGCGGATTTTTAAGTTGCCATTAAAATCTTGTCCAGTAATGTCCCAGTAATAGCCATCGTTGTATAAAATATTTTGGTCTTTAATGTTGTTAGCCAACGGGCCATAAATAGCTGTACCGGCTGTTTCGTTGTAAACACTTTCGATAGTGGTTTCGTGCCCTGTTCCGTCCAAAGCGTAAGTATCTTCTCCTTCAATAGTCAAAAAAGAATAAACAGTACGCTGATGATTCCAGTCCCAAGCAGCATCAACCTCTTCCATAGCTTCGTTTACAAGAGCAGCTACCAATCTTACATAGTCACCCACACCAGAAAATGTACTGACGTTATCCTGACGCAACTTAGTAAGTACTCTATTAATGACTTGCGAGAACGTAAGTTGATTAGTAGTGACGACAGGTGTTACAATAATTGTCATTATAAGAAATCCTACAAATAATAAAAATTAAGACTTTAAGTACCAAATTTGATCGGACTTTCCGTCCCACTTTCTTGACGTTAGAGTTTCTGCATTTGACAAAAAATAACCTGTATATCTATTCTGTATTTTAACGAGCTTTAGTGAAGAGTAAGTCGAAGATACGTCTATAATATGCCAATGAGCATATATACTGTCTTCATCTGTTCCGGTTGAAATCTCTCCGTCGTTTCTATCGTCAGAAATTAAATACGAGTCATTTATAGACAACGTGTAAAATTCGTTGACAAGTTTGTCAATTGTTATTTTATTTTTTGTTGTTTATACTTCTGCTTCCCCTAGGTATAAACCTGTTTGCAGACTTCTAACGTAGTAATCGCCTTCCATTCCAGGGTCTGACCACCTTTCCGTTAAAGTCTTTAACGAATTGTCTTTTGCTAGGCCGATTCTAGAGAAATTAGTAGAGCTATACTGATAATAATCATCGTCGCGGGCTCCGTTAGAATTTGAGCTTCCTCCTGCACTATCCGAACCTGCGCCTTCATAAAACATGTACCATTCATTATTTACTTTTAGTACAGTTGGAGACCACAAAGCTCCTTCATCCCATGTTCCTGCAGACCCCCTAAGAAACACTGGGTTTTGTGAGTATCTTTCCCACGACTGTAAATTAGCTTTGTGTGCCCTGTACAAAATAAATGCTTCTGGCCAATCTTCAAACTCTGGAGAACCCCCTATAAAAGCATATATGTAGGGGTCTTCATAAATAAGTCTTTGTGTTACCCTAGAGTACTCGTCGCACGACCCGGCAATGGGGCTATCATCAATCGCAAGAGCAAAGTTATCCCAGACAACTCCGTCAGTAGAAGTTCTACAAGATGTTTCCCTACCTGTAGGAACACCGTGCATCATAACAAGAGTACCGTCAACGTCCACTACTCCGCAGCCACCCCCTCCAAAAGTCGCTGAGCTAGGTGTTAAACAGTTACCTAAGTCAGTAAAGTTAAAACCGTCTGAAGACCTAGCTACTGCGCACCTATAGGGTCCCGTATCCTTTACATTAAAGTAAAGGTAAACATATCCATCATAAACAGCAGCAGATACGTTGGCTAGTTTTGCGTCTCCTAAAGAAAGGTCGCTTGGGCTCAAGATAGGGTTTATATCTTTATGGTAATTCCAATTTACTTTCCCATTAAAGTCTGAAACAGGTGCCGTTATTACTCCGATTGAATGGGAGGGTTCATAAGTTCCTACTGGGCCTCTATAGTATATAAATACAGTGTCATTAAAAATTACTCCTCCAGTATTTAGTACATTAAGGCCGTACCATTCGTCAGTGTCTCTTCCGTGTTCCAATGTAGCGTTGTTTAAGCTTTTATCGAGCCTAATCATGTTTAGTATCCTATAGCAATCCAGTTAAACCCAGAAGTAGAAGTTACCCAAGTACTAGTAGCACTATCCCATCCTTTAGGGTAAGCATTAAATCCTGTCGTAGTGGTACCAGTTATGCTGACTGTATAGGTTGAGTAGGTATTACCCCTTGGAGTCGCGTATATAGCCAAAAAAGCGTTTGGGAACGCGGTAGCATATGTTTGAGCCCCGTTTGAAGTAGAGAATCCAAATTTAATCCTTAAAGGCGCGCTATCCCCATAAACAGCAGGAAAAACAATTTCTCCTGGAGTAGCTTTTGTGAAATCAAATCCTAAAAGAGAAGTAACTTCTTTGGCCGTTAAATCTTGTGGGTCTGTAGAAAAATTATTTTTATTTCCTTTAATACTAAAGGCAGGAGCCATAGCAAGTTTAGTGTTATCTATAATATTCGGCGCGTCGTCTATTTTTAAAGCTAACAACGGAGTTACAAAGTCTATAAAAGAATTTTCAAGGTCTTCTGGGTCTTCAGGATCATCAAATAGAATATCTTGGATATTAAGTGTACTATATCCTGGTTTTGCGATAACAAAGTCGTAACGACCATCTTCTACATAAAATTCAACCCGCCCCGTATCCGTAGTTGTCAAAGGATTTGCGGTGGTTGTGGTACCGTTATCACTGTAGAGTGTAGCGAACGTATTTGTGCCTCCCTCGTAAACAGTAACAGAAGCACTTGAAAGCGGCTCTAGCTTTCCGTCTATAACTGTAGTAATGTTGTTAACATACTTTTGCATTTTATACCTGCTCCACCTGCTTTTGTTTCGTTCGCTTTAGGGTTTCTTGCTTTGCCTGATTTAGGTTTTGTTGTTCTTCTACTTCTTCGTACTGAATCTCGTAATACCTACAAGCCTCCATAATATGTACGAATTTCTCTGGTGTCAGGATTCGTATAAGCATCGCTCTTACCCCTCTTAGAAAGAAGGACGAGCGATAAGAACCTTAAAGTCTCCAGCCGCAAGGTCAAGAGCGGTAGAACCGTTAAGGTTACTGATGCGAATAGTAAGGGTGTTAGCCGCAGAAACGGAAGCCTGAATGTCAGCATTAATCGTAACATCAAGACTGAATGAAATACCGAGGACCATATCGCCAAGCGCAAGACCAGCAATCGTGTAGGTCTGGGTATCTTCAGCGCCAGCAGCAATAGACGAGGGGTTTGCAGAGGTAATAGTGACTGCAAACATATCGTTCCAGAGTCCCTGGAACTGGTTACGTCCGCGATAAATAGTAGATGCGGTACCAGCAGCGGTAAAAGCCATGTGTTTTAACTCCTAATCGAAAAAGAATAGGAGGGCCGTTTCCGACCCTCCAAAAGTTACCTATAGTTAGGCAGGCACAACAAAGGCAATACCAGCAGTTGCAAGGCTGTTGGTGCCCGTACCGCCGTCACGAAGGCGACCAACGCCATAAATCGTGTCGGTGGTGATAAGGTCAGCCAAGTATTCCTGCTTGTACTGGGTCTGCACACGAGGAGCCAGCTGCTCGATGTACACAAGAGCGGACTTGTGCATCATCGCACCCACGCGGTAACGGGTGTCGGTCTTAGACGTAAAGTCCACCGTCAGGCCATACTCGTCAGTCGTGCTCGAAGTCAGTGCGGTCGTGCTAAAAGTCACCAACTGGGTGTTGGTGGTTGTGGCTTCAACGTGGATAACCGGGCAGTTGGTGGAAACGTACACGGGCATGCCGTAGACGTTACCGATAAGACCCGTGCGGATGCTGTTACCGGTAGCGGACTCACCAACAAACGCCTGTTCCGTGAAACGAGACAGACCAAGGAGGTTGTTCTTCTCAACCGGAGGAATAATGATGACACGCTCGCTCATCGGAACGTCGTTGTCGTCAAGAGTCTGCATCATCTTGCGGATACCGGCATCGGTAAGGGCCGCACCGTTACCACCAGTGGCACCAGCAAACAGGGTGGAGCCGTTAGAACCAATGACAGCCGTTTCAAACAGGTTAGCCGCCGCAGGGGTGGTGTTACCGCCGTTGAAATAGTGCCACAGAAGGGCAAGGTCACGGTCAACACGGGTAGCAATCGCATACGCAGCGTCAGACACATAGAACTGACGGAGCGAAGGAAGCGCCTGAACCGAAACAATGTCTTCGATAAGACGGCTGTATTCCTTGTGCTTGTCAATTGAGACAATCACGGAACCTTCGGTGTTGTTCTGGAGCGTGACACCGGTGAGAGCAGTCTTGTTGGAAGCGGAGCCACGAACAGGCGACGGAATGTTAACCGTGTCACCCTTCTTGCCGCTGTGGTTCATCTTGCTGACGAGGTTTGCCACCACCAGGTTCGACTGGTAGGCGGCGAGAATCTCATCAGACCAAAGCTCCGGGATAAACTTGTCAGCCTGGGTCTTACCAACGCCAGCCGTAACGGTAGGATAAGTAGAAGTAGCCATTTAGAATCTCCAATCTATATAAATAAAATAATAACTAATTGAACGAGTGTGTTAATACGTCCCACAGTATCGCCCAATCGGTATAGATTGGGTTCCGACAGCAACGGGCCTCGTGGGGAGGTTTGTCCGTCTTACCTTACACGCCCTTCCGCATACGCAGCCATAATCTCAGGCTGCAGTGCCTGGTAGCGCGTAGGGTTTGTCTTCATCAAGTTAAGAATATCCGACCGACGATAAATCTTTCGTGGCGGAGCTTCACTAACTGAACCAGACTCAAGAGAGGCTTTTTGGAACGCTGTGTCCCGAGCCGCCACTTCCTCTGGATTTAGTTTCTGCTTGGAAGCAGATTTAATACCCTTCATAGCTTTATACATGCTAAGAAGTTCCACAGCAGATGTAACTTCGTAGTTACGGTCTGCTCTTGCAAACAGTTCAATTCTCAAAGGGCTTTCAGTAACCCACTTCTGGAAGTCGTCGCTACGCACTACGTCCATGTAATCTTCATGGGCAGCGCGGAGTTGACCGTCCAGCTTGGTACGTCGAGTTTCCGCAATCAGTTCCTGTACTGGTGCAAGTTCTTTTTCTACAAGTTTCCTCACAGCCTTGTCTGGCTCTGAGTAAAAATCTGGTTCTGGTTCAACCTGCTGCTGTTGTTTGCTCGCTGCAAGTTGAGACTTAATAAACTCATCCGTCATCTTACGGAGTTCACCAAGTTCAGCGCCTTGGCGTCCTAGCTGTGACTCTAGCTCTTGATATGACTTGATAACATCCGGGAGAGACTTGTTACGAAACTTCTCCGGGACGTTAATGTCGGAAGTGCTTTGCAACATCTCCGACTGTTCTTCTACCTGCTGCTGTACTTCTCCTGCCTTCTCAGACTCCAGACTTGCGATTAGCTCAGTTGGGTCTCCAATTTCCTGAGGTTCTACAAGTGCGGTAGTTATCTGCGGCTGGTCTTGAATATCTTCACTCATTTTAATTCTCCCGCCAAAGGAATACTTTGGTTATGGATTTGTTTTAGACGCTTCCTTGATGTGTCGGTTTTCCCATTTCATACTTGCTGTTGGAAAAGTATCGCACCATCCAGGAAGTTTAACTGACGGCGTACTTGCCGTCCTTTCTGAGGCTGTATTACAAATGTTGCACTTCTGTGGAACATCTCTTGTAGATACAGTTGCCCATCCTTCGAAGATACCGTGATTAGGACACTTATACTCGTACAGGATCATTGGTCCACCTGTCGTAGGAGTTTCTAATCAGTTCTTCAAACTTGATAATCTTTTCTAGCATCAACTTCTCTGTTCTGCTAGTAAGATATTCGTTCCAATCTTTGCACCGTTCCAAGTAAATCGAGTTGTAGTTCTCAGTGCTTTCTTCTACAAACTGTTTCCAACCGGGACTAACGAATAAATCGAAGTAGTTATCCCAATATTTCTCAGTAATCATAAATCCTCAAGTCATTGTGGTTAATTGTTTTTCATCAAACTCAGTATCAAAGCAAGTACTTCCTCTTCATCTTTGAATCTTGCTTGCTGCAGTGCAAGTCTTTTTAGTTTAGCGTTTAGCTTTGTTTCTTTTGCACTCCAACCACCCCTCGCTCCTGCCGCAACTGGTACAGCTGCTCCCGCAAGTATCCCGTTGTACAGAAGTGCTAGGGACTGTCTTTCGTCTTGTGTTATCGTCCCGCTCGGTAGTGTCCCTATTCCTCGAAATGGTAAGTAGGTATGGACGGAAGAATAACGCTTTACTGCTGTGTTCATTACGGCCCTGAATCCAGGGAATCATCGAAGATGAATGGGGCGAGCGATGGGGATCGAACCCACGACACCAGGTACCACAAACCTGTGCTCTACCAACTGAGCTACGCCCGCCATTGAATCTTCATTCAGTCTGCGGAAATGTCCGGGCCGGGATTCAAACCCTGCCCGACTCCGGGGCCTCGGCCCTCCAGGCGAAGCGGTGGCGCGCATGGCAGGATTCGAACCTGCTACCCTCGGCTTAGAAGGCCGATGCTCTATCCGAATGAGCTACAGGCGCATTTCAAACCCGGGCCAACCCTCGGTCAATCAATCGTCGTCGCGGTGGGAATTTTGGTCGGGGCAGAGGGATTCGAACCCCCGACCCCCTGCTCCCAAAGCAGGTGCGCTGTTTGTAATCCAGTCGTCAAGAGCGTTAACAGCGTCCCTCAAGTCTGTCTTAGTACACGCACCAATGGTACCTGGAACGGTTTGCATGAAGTTCTACCAGATATCTTCTCTAATGTCGTCTGACAATACCGGCATGTTATTCAACTCCCATTAGACGGCCCTGCTCGTCTCTCTTTACAGGGCGTCCGTTAATACTTACTACCATACCATCAGGGCCGCGTTCAATCTGGGGTCCACCGTCTTGCGTTTCCTGGGGTACAGGCTGTTCATCTCTAAGCCTAAGTTCGTTAAGCAACTGGACAATCTGAGTCTGTCCTTGCTTCAGTGCATCAATTTCCATTACTTGCATCTTAGAGGTATCTTCGATATTTTTATTAACAAGTCGCGAGATCTGCTCTTGGATGACTCGTGTAAGACGCTCGAAGGTAGACTCCTCCAAGTCCATCTTTTGAATTAACGCCGGTTCCCTCTCTTCCATGTTCCCTTCCATGTTGCCGTACTCTTCTCCTTCAGGAGCTTCAATACCCCCGGAGATAACGACACCCTTGGCATCTGGAACAGACTGCATAGCCATAGTTGCCATTTTAATTTGCAGTTCCATTTCGGCACGCATGGCGTCCATACGCTGCTTCTGTTCCTGCAACTCAAGTTTAATCCTTTCGGACTCAACCTTAGCCATGTTAAGGGCCGACTCGGAAGCCGCCTTAATTTTCTCTGTCTCGGCTTTGACGGACTGAAGGATAGCGGTAGCAGTCTGCATCCTCCCCTCCCCTTCGTCTCGCTTCGCTTCTGCCTCGTAAGCACGGTCAAGCTGCATTGCCTTGATAGTTTCAAGGTCAAGGTTGTCCTTGTGCTTCTGCGCATCCAGTTCAATCTTAGCCATTTCAATCTGAATACGCGGGTCAGGCTCCGGTGGGGGAGGGGGCTGAAGCGCCTTCTGTAGCATCATCTCTGAGAACTTAATCATCTGCTCCCGGTCTTCAATGTTACTGGTTGTGTAGATACCGCGTATCAACATCCAGAAAGCCGGAGACTCGGAAGGTACCGTCGAGAGGAGGGACACAAGCTGTCCCTGCTCAAACTCACGAGCCATGATACCCATAGACGCACGGACAATGAACTTGTAGTCCTTCATCGGGAAGCGTTCTGGGTCAAACTGCATGTAACGGTACAAAACTTTTTGAACAAGAGGCTGGAGGAACTGCCGCTCAATGTTGCTGAGCGTGCGGCGTGACCTCTTGATCATAGACCCTACAACCATAGACATGCTGGTAGCAGCCATACGATTGTTATCCACGTTAGCCGGAAGCTCGTAACTTCCGGTACCCCTCTGAATCATTTCCCGCAATTCTTGTGTTTGCTGGAAGGTGTAGGGGTCTGGGGCAGGGAACTTGATGGGCATCAAGGTTTCAGACGGATTGCCCGTTGTAAGAATGGAGCGACCCGGACGGATCGCAAAAGTCTCTCCCCGTGGGATTTTGGTGGCGTCAATAGCCATCATGGGGTGAGTAGACAAGGCAAGAGCATCTATACGCGCTCTGACTTCTGCATCAAGAGCTTTCTGCGGGTTGTAACCTTTTTCAGCTACACCCCTACCCCAGAATCGGTTAGGTACCGTGTCGTGCTGGTACGCAATAATAGAACGGTCGCCAAAGAGAAAAGGATTCTCAACTGCTCGTGCCACAATAGAGT